TTGTACACCAGACTTTGCAGCATCAAATTCAACGTTAGCAGCTTTTTGTTCACGTCTTCTTTTTCGTCCGCCAAATAATGACGCGACTCCTTTTACTATACTTCCCATTAGTATTTCATTATTAATTCGTAAGATGGAGTTTCATCTACATAATACTCCGCTTGTTTATATTTATCTAATAATATTCCCTTTTTTGCCCAAGCAAATGCGTATTTATATCCCATATCTTCTGCAAAATCAGTTGTAAAATCTACTAAGAGTTGCAATGCATCACTTCTGTCGGTATCTTGATAAGATTTATCACTTATAACAACAGCTGGAATCGCAGTCTTACTATTTGTCATCCATAGCCACATAGCTGCAATAGGATCTTCTCCTTTGCAAACCATAAAACCACCTAGACCTTTTCTTTTCTTTTCTTGTTTATCACCCACTTTAAATGAACCGGGTAAAAAGTCTCGTGGGAAACCTTCTAAGTTATAAGCTTCCCACCAACTTGGTAAAAAATCCCAATCGGATTCTTGTAATTTTCGTACTTGTAATTTCATATAATTTAATTTGAAGAATATACACTTTCTGCATTTAGCGCAAAAAGTTCTTTTTTTGTTGAAGCCTGAGCAACAGGTAAAGATAATTTAACTGCTGCAAAAGCGCCTTTAATACCACTAACTATTTTATTTCCATTAGCTTGAATAGCACCATTAACAACTATATAAGTCGCTTCTTCTGAAGCTATTGGTGCAAAAAACTTGCCTTCTTTTTCTTGAAATGGAAAACTTACTAATGAACTCATATTATGCTTGATTTACGGTTAAAGTTACAGTACTCAAAGGTGACGATCCATTTTGGATTCTATTATTTAAACATGTAAGTAATATTGTACCCGACCTTGCTGACCCTGTGTTATTAACATCTGCGCTAACAGTAAAAGATGTTGAAGGATTTAAAACAGAAGTAGTATTGCTACCATTAACTTTCAACCAACTATCTCCAGAATTTTGTCCTATTGATATTTGAACATTTGGTAAATTGCTACTTATTGTAACAGCAGTACCCGCATTTACTAATGTAATAGGAGATGTTATAGCACCCATTGTCGCGGTTGCTGGCCCTGTACCTGATATAACAGCTGTAGCTGTTTCACCTTGAGTAATAACAGGAACTTGGATATTTAAAGCTAAATCCCCACCGTCATTACTTAAAACAGGTGTAGATGTGGTTCCACTAATACTAGCTGTATAGGTAGCAATATAGGAATCATCAACCATAATTTCGGTATCGGTACATTGGTATAATATACTTGCCGCTCTTCTAGTTGCTGGTTCATAAGGTGAAATACCATATGGTGTACCAACTTGAGTACCACTAGGAACTGTTATATTTCCTGTAACACCTAAATAAGCAGGTATTGCAGCCCATGTTAACGTTGGCATTGCTACTGCTGTACCTGAAACAACTACTGTACCAGATGTTGCTGTGGCAGGAACAGTTATTGGTATTGTATAGGTTAATTCTATACCAGCTGAATCTCTTACATTAGTAGGAGAACCAGGGCTTGTAGTTGAAGGTAACCCACTTGTATTTATATTAATATTTGCATCATCAATATAGTATCCACTAACTGTTTGAGTTTGGAATACTATATTATTACCGCCAGCTGTATTAAATACTTGTGATGCTGGAGTAATAGAACTAAATGCTATTTGATCTACAGTATTCACTGTTAATAAAGCTACAGTAAATGCTAATACTGCTCCAGTCCCTGTTATATCTATAGTTTGTATAGAATCTGCTGAACCTACAGTGTGAGTAACTCTAAAAACTAACTTACCATCTGTAACAGCCGTTGGAGCTGTTATATTTAAAGTACTTCCGCTTGCTTGAGTTAAAATAACTTCCGCAGGTGAAGGAATAGGATCAGTAAACTTAAATTGAGATGATGAAGGCTCTACAAATATAGCCCATTCAATTACATCACCTGTTTTAGCTGTAACTGTATTAGTACCATTAAATATGGAATTATCAGCGGCCCCATTTAATTGTAATACTGTATCAAATGTTGTGGCTACAGTTGGTATTGTACCTATATTTGATATATCTGTTTGTACAAAATCTAACTCCCACCCACTATCTCCTTCATAAGCCAATGTATTAAATTGCTTCACCAACGAAGGCGCATCATTAAACACTGGTATCACATATGATTCTTGTGTTCCACTATTATAAAAATTATTTCTAGTAACATTAGGGCTATGATGTTGCCAAAGATTACCACCACTAAATGTATAATAACTGTTATTTAGAGATAAACCACCTTCTTGTTTAAATCCTCTAAATGAAGTCCATCCATTTGATCTGTCATCAAAACAAGCAGTTATATATCCTTGACCAGCAGTAGCAACATTAGTATCTTTATTTCCATCTAAACCACTCCCAATTATCGTTAACTCATATAATCTACTATATTCATCGTAAGAACCTATAACTTGATCAGAAGCTTTTAATGCATCTCTAAAAAAGTCACCTAATCCTACTGTAGATATTTCTTGTATACCATTTTGGGATAATCTTAAAACAACTCCTCTGTTTTTATCTGTAAAGTATTTAGAAAACCCAAATGTTGCAAAAGATTGAGGATCTTTAGCAATTCCATATTGTCCAGCAAATGGTGCTACAGTACCTAAAAACTGTGTATTACTAGTTACAGGTACAGCTCCACCTTCGGCTGAATATATAAAATCTTTATTTATAGGAGATCTAGAAACTTTATCTTCTTGAAATATATTTATAGAAGTATCATCTGTAAATAATTTTTGTACAAATCCGTCTTGAGGATCTAACGATATAGTTAATCCACCTTCTGATTCATTAAATTGGTTTATATAATTTATACCAGTTCTTGAATTTAATAAACCACTAGAATGTATTAAAGTATTTCCTCTTCTTTCTTCTGTAAAGTTTTCTTGTACTACGTAAGCTCTTACACCTACATTAAAAGCAGGTTCATTATAACCCGCTCTAATTCTGTTTATTTCTATATGATCATCACCAACACCTCCTGGATCAAATGTTAATAGAATACAATTAAAGAAACTTATATCTATTGCTGTAGCAGGAATAGCGCTAACTAATCCACCTGTAGAAGTTTCAAAGAATATATCTAATTCCGAACTTACAGGCTCAGTTTCAAATACACATAAACCACTACTTACATTGTTTCCAGCTTGGTCTATAGTTGTAACTAAAGCATCTCCCGAAGGGTTTGCAATAGATTGTACTGAAGTTAAATTAGCTTGAGGTTTCTCAACCCCTGCGTCGGGAGTATATACATTCCCCCCATTTAAATATTTAGGATATACAGAAACATTACACGGTGAAATAGTAGCCGATGTACTAGGCGGTATCGTAGCTGTAGGATCCCTAGGTATTTTATTTATACTATCACCTAACCTTTTTATCTCATTTTGAGCTGATACAATAGAAATCCAGTTATAATATTCTTGTTCTCTTTGTTTTACAACAACTCTATATGAATAAGCCCAATCTGGAATTTGGGATGTATCTGTAAAAGTAATCCTTAATGCATTAAAAGCGGTTGTTGTAGTTGCATTACCATATCCTGGATCAACAAAAACCGTATCTACTCCTGAACTAGATAAGATTACAGGTGATTGTCTTCCAAATTTATCAGCCAATACAATACCTACTTGATAAGTACGTCTTGATTTTACAGATTGATTTTCTAATAAACCATTTCTTGCTGAAGATTCCCCTGTTCTAGCGACACTAAATGCTATTTGAGGAATGTCAAAATTTTGTAAAAAGTTACCATAAACTAATCTACCACCAGCTACATCTTGAGCTAAAGCTTTTTTAGGTACAGCATCATAAACTCTTGTAAGCTGATCAGGTGGTAATGTTCTAAATGGATCTGTTGATGAATATGTAAAGTTTACAAAAGATTCTGTAGTTACTTCTAAATCATCTACAACATATAGTGTGCCATTGCCTGTTTCTTGATAAATTAATTCTACATTAGTAATCCCAAAACCTTGTGGAGTTGGAATTTGTAACTTAACTTGATTAATAGCATTAACAAATGTTTCTATTTCTCCAAAATTACCTAAAGATGCACTAATTGTATCACTTTCATTTAATCTTGAAAATATTATAGGAGAAAATGGAGCTAAAGTACTATACTCATTATCATTAAATTGCCATCTATATGAAAATCTAATTAGTTTATCTTGCATAAAAGTTGAAGATATACTTGCTTCTTTTGTTACTTCAACTAAAGTTGGTGATTCAAATGGTGCATACTTTGCTACAGAGAGTAAATTATCAATATCTGTAGGCGTAGTATAAAAATTAATATCATTTCTAGCCGTAACTACGTTTAATTTTCTTGGACAATTTCTATTGTCTGTCCAAAATAATAGATCATCTACAATGTTTATACCGGTAATAGGATAACTTTGATGAAAGTTAAGTTGTGTAGTTAAAATTAATGTGGTTGTGGATTTATCTTTTTGATCATATTCAAATATCCCATGAGTACCTTGGTTAACTTCATTATAAGATGAATTGTTAGTTACAAAAAAATATATTTTTTCCGTTTTACTATCACTTACCACACCAATACATTTCGCACCAGAGATTCCACAAGAAGCTACTAATTCATTTCCTAATAAATTTTCAATAGCTCCAACATCTGAAGCCTCTGACTGCCCTATATTAGCATTAAAAGCTTCTCGGTATTCACCCGGAGGTACAATTCTATCATCTAAATCACGGTTCATCTTACCGCGATTAAATGTTCTTTTAATTTCTGGCATAAAACTTAATTAATGTTTAATCCACTTAGCTTTGTTACGGAAAATATTAGTCATTTCCTCTATTTTCATATTTGCAATTCTTATTTTTGCATTTCTAGTTTTAGCATATGCTTCTTTTTTATACAAAGGAGCTGCTCCTGCTGCAGTAGGACGTAATTTAGCTAAGTTATATAGCATAGTCGCCATAACTGCATCTTCCGCCATTTTAGGTACTAGCACATTATCAAAATTACCATTATCACCTAATCCATCTGAAATATAAGTTAAAGTTATATAAGTATCTTGAGGAATACTAGTTGGAAAATATATTTGTCCAGCATTTAAATCTAATACAAAATTACCATTCATATTAGCATATTGAGGTTCTAATCCATACCTTGCACCAAAATAACCAAAATAGTTTGGTTGATCAAAATACCCATAGTAATAAGTACTAGCTAATTCTTCCGCTTCTACTTCATTATGGCTTTGGTATCTATCTATAGTTTCTGATGTTTCTGCATATATTATATTTCCTTCTTGATCGTATAAATATTTATAATCTTCATCTTGTGCAACACCTTGATTAGCTCTTGTTGCAGTACTAGGCAATATAGTTCGCATTACTCCTGTAGTATCAGTCCACTGAACACTCACATAATTAACATAATCTGAAGGTAAAGACATTTGCCTTGTAGAACTTAACTGTATCTCCATAGATTTTTCAGAATGAAAAGTGTCAAAGCTAAATTCCTGTACAGCTCTTTGTGCCCAATAAGCAACTTCATACCTTGGTACTTTTGTTAAAACTTTACCATCTCCTATATATGCTACAATAAAACTATTTATTATATCATTTAAATTTGTTCTCCTGTAGTATCCAGGGATAGCTAATCCAGTTCCACCATCTAAAGCGGAATAATTATCTACATCTAAAGGTTTTCTTGATAATGCCATCTATTGTTCTTGTGAAGTATTTTGGTTTTCTTTACCTTGTGCAAATCCAGCTACATCTTGTTGTTTTATTACTACACCAGAATAATTAAGTATTTTAACAACTAAATTGTTTTCTTCTGATGGATGTAATTCAAAATTATAGGATTTGGCAGCGGTATCATAACTATCATTTGCAGGATCAAAAACTGTAGGATCATAGTAAGGTATTGTACCTTGAAGTACATAACCCCATTTAGGTCTTATAGGTTTTTTTAAATAATCTAATTTTACATCCGAAGTAATAGTACTTGGATATACTGCAACACCTGTATTAGTAAGTGTATAAACAGGTTGGGTTTTAACCGGATAAGTTAAAGGAGTCAGATTGATATATTTGATTTCTTCATGAGAAGCTCTATCTGCTACTATATCTGAAACAGAAACTATACCCACCCTATATAAATCTGATGGGTATGTAAATTCATTTCCTGTTTTAGTTAAATTATCTGATTTATAAAATACATTTATTTTTTCTGCTAAATATGTATTTGGGTCAGAGAAATCACTAGTTAAAAAAGCGTTTAATTCATAACCTGCTTCTCTCGCAAAATAACTTGCAAAAATCTCATTCTGAGCTTGTTCAGCTAATCTATTAAACTCATCTGGTGTGATATAACCTCTGTTATCTTTGTTAGTAATAACTAGGACCGTTTGGTATACATTATTTATATTAACCATGTATTTCTTATTTATTATTAATTTAGTTGATGCAAGGTTGATTTCTCACCTTACATCATGTTAAGCTATGAAAGCTTTTTTGTAATTGATTTCATTAAATCTACCCCCTCATCAGTTTTAAAATACTGAGCTAAAGCTCCATACGGATTTTGATCAAAAGGTACGGTAATTATTTTTTTACCATTAGCAAATTTAAACACTGTATTATCTTCTGTTAATAAAATAATACCTGTTTCTACAGCTCTATTAGCTAAATTTCTTAATGTTATATCTTCATCCTGAGATATTTCTATAAATAATGTTGGATTACTCCTAGCAAAATTATATGCATCTCTTTTTAATTCTTTAGATGATAAAGATGAAACAGTAGAACCTAATTCAGTTCTCATTATAGCCTCTAAATGTGAAATATCTAAACTTTGTACTAATTTTAATGCTTCTAATTCGTGTTCTATTGAAGATACTTCATCTTCAGCAATTACCTCATCATCAACTTCATGCCATATTTTTTTAGGATGATAAATTGATAATAATTTTTGTATATTAGGTTCAGTTTTTGGAACCATTAAAACACCATCTTCAAACATCACATGTTGTAAAGTAGAATACCCATCTTGTTCATCAACAAATAATGATTTTTGATTAGAAGCTAATCTTAATTCTCTATTTTGGTTTGCATTTTCATCATACCATAATAAAGGTTTTTTTGTAGTATGTTTAGTTTGAATAGTATATGTTAAAGGGGACGTGTGTCCATTTAATACATACATTCTGTCTTTAACAATCCAGTTTGCTTCTGGATCTTTTGTTCTTGTTTTTGTAGTCATGATTAAATAATATATAATAAGAATACTAGGCCCCGAAGGGCCTGTATCCTATAGTTAATAAAAATTAAGCTTTAAATAATACGAAATTATTAGCAGCTTGTGTAATAAGACATCTTTCACTTAAGTAAGAAATTCTCATTTCATCAATATCAGTTGTAGGTGCTCCTGTTCCAACAGATCCTGTAATCCAAGATTTGTTTTTTCTGTTTTCAGTTTCAGAAGCTCTATATCTAACATGTAAGAAAGGTCTCTTAATGTTTTGACCTAATTGCTGATCGTACACTGTAGAAGTACCTGCTGGTACTAATGCACCTTCAACATCTCCAAAACCACCTCTTGTTGACCAGTCGTTTAAGTATTTCCAGTCAGTTTTGTAGAAGTCATAAGAACCTCTTCTGTAACCAGTAAATCCTAAATTAAGAGCCATATCAGCGCTGTTATTAAATACACCGTAAGATGTACCGTGCGCGTGGTTTGCAGTTCCTGCATATGCACCGTTTTGCATTGCAAGAATATCGTCAATTTCTAAAGAAAGTTCTCTATTTAAGAAAAGCATGTTTTCCTCGATAGATCCTTGCTTGTCTAATTGCTTAAGTACGTTATCAAAATCTGTTAATGCACCACCACCTGCTTGAGCAGCTGCTTGAGCACCAAATCCTGTATAAACATTTCCTCTTGACTCAAGAGCCGCAAAGAAACCTTCTGTACCTTTAGCATTTTGGTTTGTACCACCAACTGTGATTGAGTTAGCACCTGCAGTATAGCCTAAAGCTATTCCGTTAGCACCAGCTTGACCACCAGTTTTTAATACACCCTCAACCATAGACATTTCTAAGTAATCTTCCCATCTAAGTCTTACTTCATGCTCAGATTTCATATACCATAAATAACCACTTGCTCCATTCTCAGAAGTAACTTCAATCCAACCGATCTGAGCTGTGTCAGAACCATTAATTGCATAGTTGTCTTTTAAGATAATTGGAGAATTGTTAAATGTAGCATAGCTAGGATTTAAAGATTCCGTAAATGATCCAGTACCTTTAGCAAATTCATTTCCATAAGCAACTGCTGTTACTCTTTCACCAACTAATATACCGTTATGAGCGGCATAACATTTGATTTGGAAATTTTGCCCTGATACTGCAGTTACAACACCTTTGATAACTTCACCTGTTCCACCAACCGCTGATGTAGCGCCTGTTTGAACTTGTACCATAACTGTTGCTCCAACTCTAAAGTTTACAGGTTCTGTTTTATCAGTTGTTGTTCCTGTGCTTCTTGGTTGTGCATTTGGTACACTAAAGTTAAGTGCAGTACCTGAAACACCTGCTACTATAGCACCTGGAGTATCTCCAGCTGGAAGTGTTCCTGCATTATTTAAAGGAATTACATTAGCATATCTAGTATGTAATCTTCCTTGTTCAGTCCAAATTATTTGGTCTGATGTTGATGGCATCTCTGCCGAAACCATACGTAAGAAAGAACCGATAGATCTGTTTCCATATCTTTCAACTTCTTTTTCGTATACGTCTGGTAAAAATTGTTGACCCCATTGGTCAAATGCTGCACTCGTGAAATCTATATAGTTTCCCGGGTACATGGTCTTCGACTGCGTTGGTTGCAACGCTGCCGGTATACCTACTGTAAAAGCCATTTTGTTTTGATTTTAAAAATTATTTATTCCATTTTACTCGCAATTTAGAAGAATCATTACCAGAAACAACTCTGATTTTTTGGCCATTAGAATTTACAACACTAGAATTGTCAGTTCTAGGAGACATATCAATATTTTTTGCCTGCTTAGCACTTTCTCTAATAGCATCGGCACGGCCTTGCTCATAAAAGTGATTAGCTAGTTTATCTGCATTCATCCCTGAGAATAAAGCTTTATGATACCCTGAAGCATCGTTTACATTCCCATCTTCGCCAATGAATGAATTTGCAAAATTTGCTATATCTGATTGAAATTCTTTTACTTTATTTGGATTATCTACTTTAAAACGATATTTATTTTTACCAACGCTAAAATCAAAACCTTTGAAATCATCTGTAAAAACTTTATCTGTTTTAGCTAAAAAATCCTCTTGTAATTTTTTTGCCTCTTCTTTAACTTGCTTTTGATTATTATAATACTCGTAAGCCTCTTTATATTCAGGAGCAATATCTTTTTGCTGTCTTAACTTAAGATCAGCATAATATTTTTCCTTACTAGTTTTAAAATGCTTTTGTGCATTAAATAATTCTTCTTTAAAAGCTAATTGCTTAGCTTTAACATCTGACGGATCATCCGTCTCTGCATCATAACCAAAATTTTTATTGAGCATAAACTCAATATCATCTTGATTTAAATGCGGTTTAGTACTTTTGTAATATTCACGCATTAAAGTAGTATTGTCATATTTACTAACGTCTCTGTTTAGATTAACATAATCTTCTACAGTTCCACCAGTTTCTTCCATAAACTTTACTAGCTTATCTACGTTTTCAGGAAGTATTTCTTTTGGTTCTTCCTGTTTTATTTCTTTAGGAGTATCTTTTTCAATACTCTTTTTTTCGTTAGAAACTTTATCAGCCTTTTCCGTTTCCTCAGTTATTAGTTCTAAAGGTGAATCAGTTGATTCTTCTTTAGGTGTCTCTAATACTTGTTCCTTGGTTTCAGAGGCTTTATTTTCTTCATCGGGCTGTTCCCGCAATGCCACTTTGGGCGTCTCCCCGCTTTCAGGTCCTTTTTCTCCTGTATCTTGCAGGCTATCAGTTGTTTCCCTTGGTATGGCATCTTTTTCTTTTTCTTTAGGTTGTAATTTATCTAAATCTACTTTAATAACACCATCAACTTCTTTAGGCGAGTATTTTTCATCTACTTGACCATCTGCTACTGCTTGTTCTAAAACAGCGGCTTCTTTTTCTTGAGGTGTTGGAGCGGGAGAATTATCTTCAACCGCTTTTACTGTCACTTGTTGTTGTTCTTGTTCTTGTTCCATAATTGTATATAATAAAATAATTTATTCGATTTTATTTAGGCGAAAATCTAGATAGATCAATTCCTCCTAAAACATCATTACCTTTTGATTCAAAGGATTTTGCAGGTTTACCTGATGATGGTGGGCCGACTACAGATTTAGCAGATATTTTCATACCTTCTCTTTCATTTGCACCAGCTTCGCGAACATTTTCACGTTCCATCATATTTTCATTATTAGCATTAGCTAATTCTTTTTGAGCATTTAATTCTAGCTCTTTTAATTTAACATTTAATTCATATTCGTATTGCATTAATTCTCTTTTAGTTGCTGCTTCAACTTCTAACTTTTTAATTTCAAAGTTAATATCAGCCTCTCTATATTGAATCTTAGATTCAGTTTTTATTTGTTCAGCTTGTGCTTTTGCCTGCTCTACTTGTATTTGAGCTTGACCTTGAGCTTCCGCTTGTGCAACACTAGCCGCTTGAGCAGCTTGTTGATCCGCAGCTTGTTTTCTTATTCTACGAATTTTTAATAATTGATTAGCTAATTTTAAGTTTTTAACTTCTCTTATATCAATAGCATCTTCTAAATTTATACTTTCTTTAGATAAAGCCATTTGGATATTAGCTTCTAATATAGTTTTTTCTTCATCATCGGGCATTAATTCTAAGAATATACCAAAATCATGTAAATGAAGATTTTCCATTTCCTCTAACGATGCTACTGAGAATTGCCCTAATGCACCTATAAAAGCTTCTTTAGTTGGATGAAATTCTAAAACATCTTTAAATCTTAAACAAATATTTTCAGCTAAAGCTAATGTAATAAACATACTGCTATCTAATATGTGGCGTGTTGCTACATTACTATTTGCAGCAGCTAATTTTTGTACTCCTACTAATGCATTTGGATCAGGGTCCGAACCATCTCTAGCTTCATTTAATCCTGTTACATCCCTCATCATTTGGATATAATTATTATAAGCTGCAATTAATATTTGTATTTGATTACCTTGACTTCCAGGTAATTCTTGAATTGGTACTTTTCCTGGGTTTTGATCTCCTTCAACTGTTAAAGATCTACCTATAATAGAACCTGTTTGGAAATACATATTAAGTGCTTCTTGCGCATTATAATTAGTACCATTTCCTAAATCAACTTCAGCAATTCCATCAGCATCTAAATAAACACCTGAAGGGACCATACGCTGTATTGCTTGTTGTAGTTTTAAATGTGTTAATTGAATTAAATCTGCATAAGGTGTCATTTTAGAAACTAATGAATCTATATTACCTTTATACATTCTTGGAGCACTTACTGTATAATTCATTACAACTTTATTTGTATTGGAAGAAGGTCTTATCATATTAGTAGCCTTTTCCCATTGTAATAATATATCAGTTCCTAACACAAAACAACCTTCATATATTACCTCTCTAGCAGTTGCTACTTTTTCAAAGCGTGTTCTTTTATCCTGAGGGGGATTGAAAGAATCATCCTTTTGGATAGCTCTAGAAGCTCCGGTAGAGGTTTCTTTGATCTTATATACATCGTTTTCCCATGTTTTCCAATTAAAATACAGTACTGTTAATGTATTATTATTATCAATAGCATTATTATTTCTATTATAATTAATCCATTGATTATTATAATCAACCCAATTAGAACCTTTCTCGCTTAAAGCTTCTATTTGTTCATTAGTTAAATTAGGAAAATTCTTTTTTAATTCATTTAAAGTTATTCTTTTAACTTCACCAAAATAATAACAATCAGAAAAATTAGGATCTTCTGTATAAGACCAAACCAAATTTGCAGGATCTACATAATCTAACTTTATTCCATCTGTATTATTAAATGTATTTTTTACTGCCCCAATACCTAATACGGTTAAATCATAGTCTACTCGTTTTTTAAGCTCATCATATTTATTAGTAAGAAAAACATTATTAATAGCTTGTTCTTCAGCTATTTCAATTCCTTGTTTATAACCAAGTTGCATATATAGTTCTAACTCCTCTGAATTTTGAGGTAGTTCTTCTTGATCTACATTTCTTGCATTTACTCCTAATTCAGTTTCTATTTGTTTTAGTAAAGATTGAGCATTAATATCTCTAGTTATAGCATTAACAAAATCAGTTCTTTTACCTGTAGCTATAGGATCTTGCGCAAAAGCTGTTATATCATATAATCTATCTTGCATTCCATTTACTACAATATCTACAAATTTAGGTATTATAGGTACAGGTTTCCAATCTAAATTTAAATAAGATAAATCACCATTAGTAGCAAATTCATCTTTATATTTTCTTATAGATTGTTCACCTCTCGCGTACAATCTTAACCTGTGAAACTCCTCACTAGTTTGATAGTACATTCCTAACCCTCCGTTGTCCTTATTAAACCATTCTTGTTCAATAGCTCTACCTACGGATAATCCATACTCAAAAGATTGCTTAACTTCATCTGAAACCGCTTGGCTCGGAAATTTGGTTGGAAGTTGTCCTGTTGTTATTGCCATATTTTATTTATTATCTCACTTCTAGATTTTTCATTATTATATTTAGAAAAACCAAAATCAAGTTTTTTAATTGTTCTTTTATTATTAGGTCGGTACATATGTTTTCTACATGCCATTATAGCTAATCCACTACTAATAGATGCATCATATGCAGTCCTATGGGATATATCAAATCTTGCCCAATCTTCTAAAGTTCTTTGGAAATACATATTACCGTGATTATCTCCTTTATTACCCACATATTCTTCTATATAGGATTCAATTGCAGCTGCATGAGCTTGCTTTATATCTTCAGATGTATTAGGAATTCCTCCTAGTTCTTTTTCTGTTTTTGATAAATTAGCGTAGAGCTTATCAGGTCTGTTCATAGAAAAAGGTCTATATCCCCTTCTTTTAAAATGATATAAAAGTCTTGGTTTATTATTTTCTGCTAGTATTGGCATCCCATAAAAAACACATGCCATCAGTACTTCTTCAAAAAATATCTCTGCAGTTTGAGGCCTTGCTACATATTCTAAAAAGAACTTAGTAGTAGGAACATCAGGTGTCATACTAAAAGTAGTTAAACCATGAAGTGCCCCATTTGAGCCTCCTCCACCTACAGTACCGGATATATCGTAGGAGTCACACCCAAATGCCCCTAATCCGTCATTACCCGGATATTTTAATCCATTTTTTTCAATTATATTGTTATGAAAGCTATCTGGCGGCAACCAAGATACTTTAAATCTCCCATTTTGATTTGGTGTCCAGATTACTTTCGTATCTTTTATACCATTTTGCCAATTAAAAGATCCTCTAACAACATATCCTTTTTTAGTAACTTCCTCATTAAAATCAATTTGTTCATATATTTTAGTCAAATTGAATAAAGAATTTAAAGTTTCATCCCTAAAAGCATGTTTTTCAGATCTAGGAAATTGCCTATAATATTCATTTAATGCATCAGAATCTCTTTTTAATCCTTCAACCTCATTTTCCCAGTGCTCAATGACTCCCTTATTGATGTATTCACCATCAATTCCCTCAATCGGTTCTGGTGGTGTATCGAATACAGGGTACCCATACTTATCGATAAATCCTTCGTAGCCCCATTCCATAGGAAGGAACAAAGCATATAATCCACTTGCAGTCTGGCCATTGCGATTTCTATTTTTGACATCCGAATTATAATATAATTTTTTAAAGTTATCTCCTCCTTTTGCTAATGCATTAGAGGTAGATCCCATCATACATTTACCTACTATTTTTGAACCGAGCCTGAGGCACGTTTTGGTGACCCTCCAGTTGTTGAGGATGTTGTCGGGCCTCTCCCATTTACCGGACTCATCATGGACGAGGAGTTGTAATTTCTCCCCATCATAGGAGTTGTCCCCGGTATTCTTCCAATCGATGGTCGTGTCCAAACCTTTTCCCATTCCCTCTCTTTCCACTTGGGTTTCTCGAAGGGAGTTTCTGGTAAGTCTTCTGGAGGGTACTTTGTAGGAGAGCTCGGTTTTGGGACGCTCCATCCCGTCCTGTATTGGTTTGAAGAAGAACGGGTAGTTGATACTAATTGGTACCACCTTGTCTGTAAACATTTTCTTCGCATCTGCTCCAGTCTTTGATAATATCCCAAACCTAGAGTCCTTTGAAGTTGTAGCCTGGTTGACGCATTCAGATGAGGCCATGAAAGAAAATCCAGATCGTCTATTCTTAAGGTAGCACATTCCATAAGACCTGGCATCTGCCTTGCAAGCCTCCCAGAAGTAGTAAAATATTCTATTTGCCTGTCTAAAGTCTGGAGATCCCACGTCGATTTTGGTCCAGTTAAGGTAGATATAGTGTGACCCTGTAATGTAACACGGGGAACCGTTGCACATGAACCAGTAACCATCAGTACGATAATTAAACTCTTTGTCAATGTACTCATAATATTCTTCCTTATTGTCTTCTGGATAGTGTGTGAAATCATATATGCTTTTTATTTTATTTAAAGAGTTTGGTTTAACTCTTCTTTTGAAATATTGATCCTCATTTTTAAGATCTTTCCCATCAATTATTTTTGGGATTTGAGGTAAACCTACCTTAAGACCTTGAATTTCATATATTTCTCCTAATGTACCATCTTTACTTATAATAACACAATCAAGTTCTTCATCATAACCATAAGTAAATTTCTTATGTTTATTTTTATGCTTAATAGTTTTATCCTGTAAATGCTCATCGTATATTTTATATAAAGTTTGTTTATACATTATGTTATACGATTTTCAACACCTAAAAAAGTTTTCTTCTCTTTAGCGTTATTTTTATCTTCTGATAACTCTTCTATTTTTTCAACTATTTTCAAAGAGTCTTCTATAGCCACCCATTTAGCTTGTGCTGCTGTTTTAGCTTTTTCAGGATCTAAAACTTCTAAATCTATATTTTGTCTGATTACTTTTTCAAGTTCTATTAAAGCTTTTTCAGCCGCTAAAATTATTTTCTTTCTTCGATCCATAATTAATTGTTATATGATTTGATAAAATACGGTATAATTTTTGTCCTTCTATAGTAAACTCGTATTCTGAATTAGGTGTAAACCCCACTATATCGCCTTTAGACACTCCCAGTTGCGTTAAAACGTCATTAGAGTACACTAGCTCTCCATATAAATTTGGGTCCATACAAACTGACCATTCGTCTTCGATATAAACTGGCTTTACAAAACAATAACCTGGAAGACTCTTCCATTTTTCATCTCTTTTATAAGCAAAAATCTGGTCTGGTGGAACTATATATTTGTTTTCTTCTAAAAAACTTGAAGAATTTCTTTCATTTTGTTGTATATCATACCATCTTCTAAATACATTATGATGTACAATAACTTCGTCCCCTTCTTTTATAATAGAATTATTAGATTTAGGTATAGATAAAACGGTTCCAATTCTATTTACAAATTGGTAATCACGTTCTGTTATTTCAGTATTAACAATTAATTTTTTATTATTTATGTTAATCGTATTGTTATAACGATTATTAGTAGATATGATATAGTCAAATAATGATTGCATTTAATAGTCTAGATTGTATTCAATTGATATAGCCATGTTAGCATTAAAAAACTTCCATGGTAGTATTTCTTTGTTTTTAGTTATAAATATTTTATATGATCCGTCTTCTTCTAAGATATCGGATATTTTATGCCCACCGTAAACTTCTTGTCCTACGGAGTAATGCATTGCTTCATTTTTATAGTCCGAACCAATGCTAATTTTTCTTATTAGCTTTGCCATTTAATTTAATTTAGTATGTCCATATTGTTACAGGTGGTGCATCAGGATAACCTATTCCCACATGTATAAAATTGCTTTTTCTACTTATACCTATTCTTGTAAATCCTACATCAATTGCAGCTTTTACTAATTTATAAGTAGCTTCACCTCCTATACAAGCTATATCAACCGCAGCACCATACGCATGTTCTCCGGGATTTGATTTTTTAGCTTCTATAGGATGCTCTGGCGATCTATAGTCAGATGTTATTTTAATTGGACTTCCATACGCTTCTCTTAAGTCATCTAACATACTTAAAAGTTTTTCATCCATCATTTCAAAATTATTAAATTCAGATTCAGTAAAGTATTTCATTGTTTTAGTTCTTTTGCTTTTTTAATTATCATTAAAATTGTATATATTATAGTAAGTAATAATACAATTGTCTGTAATACAGGATTCAAGTTTGGCATAACTGAAACAAGAAGCGCTCCTATATTTAATCCGAATATTTTTAATTCGTCCATTTTTTTTTATCTATGTTTATTATTTCCGAAAACTTTTTCCACACCTCTCGATCCGAAATAGCCTCCAATTACGATTGTTAATAATCCAGTTATAGAGTCAAGTGGATAGCTCATATACCAACCTGCTACATAGCTAACCGTTAAAAACACTAATACGAGGGGACGAACATTAGACGCAAGCCATGAGCCTGATCTAGCGTCCGCCACCCACCTTCTAGTCGTACCATCAATTTCAGCACGTTCAATTTCTAATTTTTTAAGAGCAATAGCTTTATCCCCTTCAGACATATCACTACCACC